ACTTTATGTAAATTCTATTTATTTTTACTTACATGAAGCGCAAAGGATTCTACATAAAAAAGTCTGATAACGGTTTGTACTTAAATATATTCAAAGCTGACTTTATTGAATATATAAATGGGCAGCCTGGCGAATGGGTTAAATTTAAGATATATGAGAAGCATGATGATCCGAAAGGTTTTACCCATAACATGGAAATAATACAACAGAAAGATAAATGCAACAATGTTGCAAAAGATTGAATAACAATATTTGAATGCATTTGAAACCAAACTATAAACCAAAACTATGTTAGCTGATAAAACCCTGGACAAACTAATAGAGAAGCGCAAAGAGAATAGAGGAGGGCCGCGACCTGGATCAGGTAGGAAAAGAAAGTTAGAGGAGGAGGAAATAATATCTAAGCTTGACCCAATGGCCCTGGATGTCTTTGCAAAGCTCCATGAAAAGATAAAAGAAGGGGACATGAAAGCTATTCAGCTATTTTGCGCCTATTACATAGGCCTCCCAACACAAAAAATTGAATCAAAGATAGAAGGCAATCTAAACCAGATCGCAATTGAAATAATCAAGCCGAATATATTAATTCAAGATAATAGGGCCTTAAGCATAGAAAATAAGGATAATATATAAGTAATTGAATAGCATTGCATTACGTTTCTACTTAACATAACATTAGTTATAGGCGGATGCTAAGATGTTTAGTATTGGCAAGGTAGACGGCAAGGCCCGCCATACGATGGGGGGAACTTAAAGAAATTACTTTTTTGCGCCGGCCATATACAGTCCTATTTTTGAAAACCACTTACACAACCTTTATAAATCTTATATATACGATGACGCCCCTTTTGACCACTACTTTTCATTTCGCAAACTGCAAACCCAATTTTTTTTTTCGCCTAAAACTCGCCTACCTTTGGTTGACTAAACAAATCGCATGAACGCCACACTACAAACTAACAAAGTTTATGAAATATTGCAAGAAAGCGATAAACGCATTTCGGTTATGCAAGGAGGATCACGTTCCGGCAAGACTTACAACATTTTAATTTGGTTTATTGTAAAACTGCTACAAGAGAACGGCAAAACGCTAACAATAGTTAGGCAATCGCTTCCATCCATTAAAGGTTCTGTTCTTAGAGACTTTGTGGACATATTAACAAAGCTTAACATATATTCAGAGGACAATCACAATAAGACCGAGCAGGTATATTCATTAAATGGGAATACAATTGAGTTTGTTAGTGCAGATCAGCCACAGAAGATAAGAGGTAGGGCAAGAACGTACTTATTCTGCAATGAGGCTAACGAACTAAGTTACGAGGCTTGGATGCAGTTGATAATGAGGACTGAGAATAAGATAGTGATTGACTACAATCCATCTGATGTGGCGAGTTGGATTTATGATAGTGTTATTCCAAGGGATGATGCTGATTTTAACATTACTACATTTAAGGATAATCCATTTCTCCCTAAAGAACTGGTTGACGAATTGGAAAGGTTAAAGGATGCCGACCCGAACTACTGGCAGATTTATGGATTGGGTGAGAGGGGACTAAGCCAAGATTTGATATATACCCATTACAAAACTACCGAGGATATGCCAGAGGATTGTGAAGTGGTTTATGGGTTGGATTTTGGGTTTAACGTGCCAAGTGCGTTGGTTAAGGTGATGTTTGTTGAGGGTGCTGCTTATGCACAAGAAATGCTGTATGAAACGAGGTTGACCACAAATGATTTGGTAGATAGGCTAAAGCTTCTTAATATTGACCCGTATGATGAGATATTTTGCGATGCGGCAGAGCCAAAGACAATTGAGGAGTTGGTAAGAAACGGATTTAATGCCAAGCACGCAAATAAAGATGTGACGGAGGGGATAAGGACTATAAAAGGCACTCCCTTGTTTATTCAGCAAGATAGTGTAAATTTACTAAAGGAATTAAAAAATTATCGGTGGAAAACCGATAGGAATGGCAATAAACTTGATTCACCCGTAAAGTTTGGTGACCACATACTTGATGCCTTGCGTTATAGCATTTTTAGTAAGTTAACAATCCCTAAGATAACTTGGGGGGCAATATAAATAAAAATGGGTCTATTTGATATTTTTGGTAAAAAGAAGGGGTTGAGTCCAAAGCAGAATGTTCCTCCTTCCTTTCAAGGTATAAACGGTGCGGTCTTACAACAATACAATCAAGAGTCTTATGTGATGGATGGCTACCTCGGCAATGCTGATGTGTATGCCATTGTCAGCTTTCTTGCGAGAAAGTCGGCAAGCATCCCTTGGTATGTGTATCGCTTAAACAATGGCGAGAAAGCAAGGACATCGCTTATGCGTTACAAGCAACTTTCTCGTGGATTGCAAGCCGGACAAGGTGCATACGAGCAAGCCATCCTTGCGAGGAAGAACGCTTACTCTGAGAACGTAGTGATGGACACTCCTCTTGCTAAACTTTTGGAAAGACCTAATCCATCTCAAGCACAAGATCAGTTCCTTGAGAACTTAATTGGTTACCATTTCCTCAGCGGAGAGGGTAACATCTACGGCAACACCGGGATAAGCGGAAACAAGGTATTGGAGATGTTTGTACTGCCAACACAATTCCTTGACATATATCCTGACCCAAATGACCTATATGGCATCCTTGGATATAAACTAATGGTTGACCAAGGTATTGACATAGAGAAAAGTCGGGTATGCCAATGGAAAACATGGAATCCAGATTTTAGTGCAAGCACAAGGTCGCACCTTAGAGGCTTATCTCCACTTCGTGCAAGTTACAAGACATTAAGAATGTCAAACGCTGCTGCTGATGCATCTGCAATGATGGCGTTCAATGGTGGGGCAAAAGGCGCACTAACCCCAAAGGTAGTAGGTTCGGTATCTGCGCAACCATCAATAGAGCAAGCCAACCTAATTAAGAGAAAGCTTAACGATGATGTAAATGGTGTGAACAATAAGGGTAGGATTGATGTGCTGCAAACACCATGGGACTATCTTAACTTTGGTTTGAGTAGTGTTGATATGGAATTAGTAAAGACAATGCAAATGTCAATGCACCAATGGTGTAGGGTGTTCGGTTTGCCTGCTGTGTTGTTTGATACAGATACATCAAGCTACAACAACTATCAAAACGCAATGCGTGACCTTGTTACAAATACAATCGTGCCAAAGTTGTGTCAATTGCGTGATGAGTTAAATAAGTGGTTAGTGCCACAATTCGGTGAGGACTTGTACATAGACTACGATATTACTGCATTGCCAGAGATGCAACAAGATATGGAGAGAATGACCCGTTCGCTTCGTGATGCTAACTGGTTGACCTTTGATGAGAAGCGAGTAGCAATGAATTATAGTGAGAGGGAAGGTGCTTATGGACATTCCTATGTAAATGGTGGACTAATGAGGCTTGACCAAGTTGGAATGGATTTGACAGTACCAGGGATGGATGTTATTCAACAAATTCAAGATGAACATAACAACATCTACAACGGACGAGATGATATGGTCAATGGTGATGACTCTGCATCCCAAAACGGAGTCGGAGAGGAAATGCCGAACTGAAAAAATGATGATGGATCAACTTAGGTTGTGGCATAAAAAAAGACTAATAGATGAACGCGAAGCAGAGAGAGCAATATTGGTTGAAAGTAGAGAGGTTGAGAAACCAACTTGATGCCAAGTATATTATTCTTTTTGCAAATGCGATTGACAAGGATATGAAGCGGTTTATTGTGATGTTGAAGAAGAACGGCCCAGAGGCAACGAGGAGTATGATGGGTACTTATGTGTGGAACGAGGAGATGTTTACTATTATGCAGGCTTTGTACAAGGAGGCTGCCATAATTTTTGGGAATGCTACATTTAGGGCGGTTGGGATAATGAGCAGAAAGGCAAGCAACCCATTTGGATTAAATTTGGATTGGCTAAACGAGATGCTTACTTTTTTAACTAAATTTGGATTACAATTGGTTGCCAACATGACCAATACTACTAAGATAAAGATTGATGCAATTATTGCACTTGGTATTTCGGAGGGATTGAGTAGTGATGAGATTGCGCAATTAATAATGGAGGATGAGGAGCTTGGCTATGCCAAGATGAGGGCAACAAGAATAGCGAGAACTGAGGTAATGAGGGCAAGTAACTATGCTGCGTTTATTGGTGCGAGCAAGCATGACTTTTTAGTTGATAAGATTTGGATAGCAACAAGAGATAGTAGGACAAGAAGGATTCCAAGAGACTCTTACGATCATTGGGATATGGATGGGCAGATAGTTGCATTTAATGAGAACTTTGTCAGTAAAGATAAACTTGGAAGGCCGGTTGTTGCTGAGATACCTGGTGATCCTAAATCTCCGAAAGGATTTACTATAAATTGTAGGTGTACCGTTGGGTTTATACCTAAAAGAGATGCTAATGGTAGATTAATTTTAAAACAGTAGTATGATATACAATTACAAATCATTTGAGGCAAACGTAAAAGATATTGACTCAAAGAAAGGCGAGGTAAGTGGTTATTTCTCTGCATTCGGAATGGTTGATGCAGATGGCGATATAATGATGCCAGGTGCTTTTAAGCGGTCAATTCAAGATTGGGGGCCAGATGCAAAGGGTAGAGTAAAGCATTTGCTCAACCATGACCCAAGCCAACCACTTGGCAAGATAATGGAGTTAAGGGAAGATGAGTATGGATTATACTATCGTTCCAAAGTAGGCAGCCATAAGCTTGGGCAAGACTTTATTAAAATGGTTGAGAGTGGGTTGATTGGTGAGCATTCAATTGGGTTTAGAACTCTTAGGGAGCAAGCCGGAATGGAAGCAAATGAGATATACGAGGTAATGCTTTTTGAGGGTTCAAGCCTTACTGCATGGGGTGCAAATGAATATACACCAATTTTGGGGATAAAAAGTTTGGAGGAATGTATTAAGATACAAGAACAAATTAAGACATTTGAGAAGTTTATAAGGAACAGCGATGTGACTGATGAAACAATTGAACTATGTCTAATTAAGGTCAGACAGTTGGCACAAGCGATAGAAAAGGCAAGTAGCACACAGGCAGTTGAAAATACACCTGTGCAGCAAAAGAATAACGAGGAGCTTGAGCATACACTAATATCAATATTAAATAAATTCTAAATTAAAGTAAAATGGAAGATTTAAAAAAGTTTGAAGCTGCTCTTGATGCGAAGTTCGCAGAGCAGAAGGCTGAAGTAGCCGTCAACACAGAAAAGGCTGCAAAGGCTTTTGAAACAAGGATTGAGCAAATCAACGAGGAGTTGGTTAAAGCTAACAAGACTGCTGCTGAAGCAAGGAACGAAGTTCTTGAAGCTAAAGCTGCTTTTGGAAAGTTGCAAGCCAAAGAAACTACTAAAGTAGCAACTTCTTATGGTGAGCATATCATGAACATTAAGAACGAGATTGGTAATGCTGTTGAGAAAGGATGGAACGATATTAAAGCTGCTGCTCGTGGCAATGGTAAAGGTTTTAACTACGAAATGGATGCCAAAGCTGTACAAACAATGACCATCGGTACTAACCTGACTGGTTCTGTTTATACCTCTTATGTTGACAACTCTTATTTGAGGTCTTATGTCAACCCACATCTGCGTTCAGTTTTCAGCATCATCCCCGTTTCTACCGGATCAGTTTCTTTCCCTCGTGGTAACACTCCAGTAGGTGAAGGTTCTTTCGGTAAGCAAACTGAAGGTTCTGGTAAACCACAAGTTGATTACGATGTAACAGTTGTAAACACAGCATTGTCTTTCATCGCAGGTTACGCTAAAGTAAGCCGTCAGATGATTGATGATTTGCCATTCTTGCAAGCATACCTTCAGCAGTCTCTGATTGAAGATTTCCAAAAGGCAGAAGATACTTATTATCTTAATGCAATTGCATCTTCTGCAACCGCAGGTTCTTCTTCTGGTTCTAACACAGCTGAGAAGTTCATTGATTATGTTGCTCAGTTGGGTGCTTTGAACTGGATGCCGAATTTGTCTTTGACCACTCATGCCGGTTGGGCTGCTTTGTTGAAAACCAAGCCTAACGATTATTCACTTCCTGGTGGAATGGTTATTGACAACAATGGTAATGTAAGAATCCTTGGAATCCCTGTTATTCCTCATTCTTTGGTTACAGCTTCTAAGATGTATGTAATGGACACTACCAAGTTTGCCATTGCTCAACAATCTGGTTTGAATGTTCGTAGCACAGAGTTTGATCAAGATGACTTTATCAAGAACTTGATTACCTTCCGTTGTGAGGCTCGTTGTGAACTGCTTCAGTTCCAACCAACAGCAGCACTTTACGGAGCTATATAGTTTGGTTGTTTTTTTAAAGTGTATATTTTGGGGGGCGGTATTCTTATCGCCCCTTTTTTTTAATTTTGTACTATGCAAGTAAAAATACTATCTACTCATAACTCAAAAATGCTTTATAGTGCATTGAAAGAGATGCATAGAAACTTATTGACCGGTGAGGTTGTCTATGCTGTTCCACATGAGGACACAAAGACATCTTTTAACCTATCAATGCAAAAAATAATGCATAGCACCGATGGTGTACTATTGCTCTTTGAAGATGATGTTGACATAAGGGATTTTACTCATTTTGAGAAAGCTGTTTCTCAATTACCAAATGATTGGCAATTGTGCTACCTTGGTGCGAATCTTATTGCTCCAATTGAGAAGTATAGTGAAAACCTTTACAAGACATTTGGGGCATGGACAACACACGCTGTGATGTACAACAACCCAAAGGAACTTTGCAAAGGATACACCGACACAAGCATTATGTTTGATGATTGGTTAAAGGCATTTATACATCCAAGAGGAAATACTTATATTATTAAACCCATGATTGCGTGGCAAAAACCACATCAAAGCGATTTATGGAATCACTATGCCGATTACACCAGAATATTTGATGACTCGGCAGCTAAACTAATTTAATTATGAACATAGTTGCTTCTGTGCATCTTTACCCTCCAGAGCATAATTGCGGTGCGGAATGGATGCTACATTTTATGCTCAAAGATTTGCAATCTAAGGGCCACAATGTAAGAGTTCTTTTACATGATGCGAATAAATATAAAATTAGGAATAATTATGTCTTTGATGGCATTGATGTGTTTCCTCCAAACCCAAATGTAATTGAGAATTTATTTAGGTGGTCACACGCTGTTTTTACTCATTTGGACTACACAAGATGGACAATCCATGCAGCAAAAATGTATAAAAAGCCTGTTTTCCATCTGATTCACAATAGTCATCCATATCCTGAGATTATTGATGCGGAGAAAAATCAGCACATAATCTACAATTCTTTGTGGTTAAAAGAACTTCTTAATTATAATTTTAGTAATTTTATAGTGATTCCACCCGTTGACTACAATTACTATGATTTGGGGAATGAGCCAGAGAAGTCAGAATATATCACTTTAATAAACTTAAACGAGAACAAGGGTGGGAAGATATTTGCGGAGATTGCAAGGGCAATGCCACACAAGTCATTTTTAGGCGTTTTAGGGTCATACGATGAGCAAATAAGACCAAACCTACCAAATGTGACTTATGTGCCTAATTCGCCTGATATAAAGAAATGGTACGCAAAGACAAGGATACTTCTCATGCCATCAAAGTATGAGAGTTGGGGACGGACAGCAACTGAGGCGATGTGTAGTGGGATTCCGATAATTTGTACTGATACACCTGGGTTAAAAGAGAATTGTGATAAAGCAGGAATTTATATTAAAGATAGAAGCAATGTTAAAGACTGGGTTGAAGCCATTACAAAGTTGGATGACAAAAAAACCTATTCTTGGGCATCAAGAAAAGCAAAAGCGAGATCAAGAGAGTTTGATACAAGAAAAACGCTTGATGAGTTTGAAACCTGGTTCAGAAAAAGTGTTAATAAATATAATTAAAGATGACATATATAGACGGCATAACAATATTAGGTGACGCGGTTGTAGAACCCGTTAGTCTTACCGATGCTAAAAATTGGTTGCGTATTACCAACTACGATACCGATGATGTGATTATTGGTGATTTGCTTAGTGCTGCAAGGGTGCATATTGAGAAGCTGACCGGTTGTTCTTTAGTCAACAAGTCAGTAAGGATAAATGTTGAGCTGACACCACAGAGCCAAGGCTTTTGGATGCTTGATGTGCCTTACGGGCCATTGCTTTGTGTTGATGAGGTAAAGATTAAGACGGGTATGAACACTTATGAGGTATTGACAAAGAATAGCGATTTTGAGGTTATAGGCGGTAAAATATGGGTTTATACGGCAGGTATCTATGTAATAAAGTATCAATGCGGTTATAGTTCTATTCCAGAGGATTTGGCAACTGATATACTTACGTTGGTTGCTTGGTCTTATGAAAATAGGGGTAAGAAGTTCCAAGGGGATGCAAAGATGGGTATGTTAAAAGAGTTTCCAAATTGGGATGGCCTTAATTATCATCAGTATAAAAAAGTTGTAATATAGTGGCTGCATTAAGTATAAACATACAAGGATTGAGGGGTACTATTGTTGCATTGCAACAAGCAGGAGACTCACGCTTAAAAGAGGTTGATAATGAGATGGCAGCAGGAGCAAAAATGATGGTAACTTTAGCCAAAAAGATATTTTCTTCAGATAAAACTGAAATAAGATCATCAATAAGATCGGTTAAAGTTAGACCATTTAAATATGAGTTAATTGCAGGATATGGCGATGATCCATTGGCTGCTTATATTGAGTTTGGAACTGGTAAGTATTTTCCACAATACCCAGGTAAGGAAGCAGAATGGCAAGCACTTGCAAAAGAGTACTATGTAAATGGACAAGGTTGGATGAGACCAGCACCTTATTTTTATCCAAGTGTTATGAGTGGTTTAGTATCTTTACAAAGCAACATAAAACAAGTATTGGTAAGGGATGAAAGATTGTAGCAATAATATAAGGGTTAGATACTTAGCAATACTAAATGGTAATATTACTTACGGTGGTAAGAATGTTCCTGTTTACGGAACTGATGCTTTTGAGACTGTTCCTCAAAACTATATAATAATTGGTGATATAACAGAATCGGCAGACAACAACAACCAATTGTTTGTAAGTGGGGCAGATGTGGTAATTGATATATTTAGCGAGCAGTACATGATAAGAAATAATAGTATTATTGATGATATTGCTGACCAAATCTTAACTTTGTTAATACCTACTACTGGTGTTCAAGATATTGGAGATAATGAATTTCAGATATATGCCACAGCGAGAACATCATCAAGATACTTAACTATGCAAGAAGGAAACAATTTTATCAATAGAAAGATATTAATAATCAACAATTCAATAATTCAAAAATAGAATAAAATGGGACAGATTTTAGGATCATTGCAAAACGTAGAGATTGATGTAGCCGGTGGCTCATCATATAAAAATCTTGTGTGTCTGCGCACATCATCAGTTAATACAACTGTTGACTCAACAACTGAGCAAACAAATTGTGGCCCTTTGACATCAGTTGCTGATGCTACAATGGGTGTAGATTTTGATGCAATTTGTGAAGTATCTCCAAGTGGAACGCAAATATCTTACGAAGATTTGCTTGCTGCAATGGTTGGTAAAACACTTATTTCAGTAAGAGTTCAAAACCCAGTTGTTAGTGGTTCAAGTGCAGGTGCTGCATATTATCATCAGTTTCTTGGTTTTGTAACTTCTTTGACTCTTAATCAATCAACTGCTGAGTTTATCAATTTCTCTGGTTCTGTTACTTCTACCGGAGTTGTTGATGTTACACCTTAATTATGAACTACACTACTATTACTATTAACGAAACTAAGATTGGACTTAAATTCGGGATGGCATCTTTTAGATATCTTTCCGATAAGTTCGTAGAAGGCAAGGCTTATACAAATAACGAGTTAAATGAGATTGGGATTGCCCATATTTTATATAGCGGTTATTATAACAATTGTCTAATTAAGGATGTAGAGATTGAGCATAGCTTTGAGTCTTTTGTTGACTTTATAGAAGCCAATCTGAACAATGAAGGAGTATTAGCAGACATAAAGGATGTAATACAAATTTGGAGTCAGAATGAGTTCTTAAAGCAAAAAGAAGAACCAAAGGTAGAAGCAAAAAAAAAGACTACTCGTGGGAAGAAATAGAAGCATTTGCGTTTGGTGACTTATGTTTACTGCCAAATGATTTCTATGCAATTAGTCCAAGAGAGTTTTCTTTAATGATAAGAGGAAGTGAATCCCGAAAGGTTGACACTTACAAGCAAACAAGACTTTTGATGTTTACAATGGTGCGGTTAATGGGTGATCCTAAGACCGCACCAAAAACACCAGAAGCTTTGTGGCAGTTGCCAGGTGATGAAGAAAGTGGTCAGTTGATGAGTGATGATGAGATGCGAGAAATATTTAAAAGATTGGCTAAATGAGTTTAAATATAATTATAGATGCAGATGTACAATCGGCTACCCAGAAGATAGGGAAGTTTGTTTACACAATGAAGCAAGACTTTAAAGAGGTTGAAAAGACAGTAAGAAAAGCGTCAACAACTGTAAAGGAGTCTACAGATAAAATGGCTGAGGCTACAAACTCATTTGGCAAGTCATCAAGAAATTCATTAACTGCATTATCACTTACCCTTCAAGATTTACCATTTGGTTTTATAGGTATTCAAAATAACCTTCCAGGTATTATACAAGGCTTTGGTCAGATGAGTGCAGAGGCAAAGAAAGGTGCATCTGTTATGACTCAATTAAAAATAGCTTTACTTGGGCCAGCAGGTTTGTTTCTTGCATTTAGTGCTGTTACTGCTATTGTCACAAAATTAACAATGGAGTATGGAGGACTTGGTAATGCAGTAGATGCTTTATTTGGTAAAATTAATCCATTAGCAAAAGTCATTAAAGATGCAGCAAAATCACAAGAAGATTTTAATGAATCTTTTAAAACAAATAGTCAAATTTTAGGAGCTGCAACTGGAAGTGTAGAGGGACAAATAC